AACGGTGAGTGGAGTACCTTCTCTGATGGTAGTCCTATTGCAACTCAGTTACATTTAGCATTTAGAGAAATGCGTGTCATCGACGGCAAAAACATAGCGAACGGTTACTAATATGGGTAATAACTTTTCACAGTCAAATGTGCCACAATACTTAGATATTCAATCTCTTAGAAGTGCTTTTACAAAAGCAGGAGATGTGGCAAAAGGATGCCGTTTTGCGGCTGTAATACGGCCAAATGGTGACAAGATTTTAAACCTTATTCCTAGAGATTTAATTTACATGTGCGAATCCGTAGAGTTTCCTGGCCGTGGATTCGATGTAACACAGATTAGATATTGGGGTGCTGGTCAGGTATTTCCAAATAATACTCTCTATGAAACCTCAAATATGTCTTTTATTTGTCGTCAAGATAGTGTCGAACGTGCTTTCTTCGATAACTGGATGGATATTATTAACCCAACAACCAGTTTTACATTTGAGTATCCAGAAAATTATTACGCAACTATTCAGATATATCATCTATCTGAAGTAGGCGGACCGGTAGATCCTTCAACAAGACAACCATCATACCAAGGTATATATGGATGGTCTTTGTATAAAGCCTGGCCGACTTTGATAGCACCACAACAGGTCACATGGGCCGATCAAGATATTCTTAGATTACAAGTTACATTAACATATAAGTATTGGGATAGACCAGATTACAACCCATAATGGAGATTAGATTATGTTACCTAAGATTGATGTGCCAACATATAATGTAGAGATACCATCAACCAAAGAAAAGATTACAGTTAGACCGTTTACTGTAAAAGAAGAAAAACTCCTATTAATGGTTATGGAGTCTCAAGATGTAAACGAGATTGTTAATACGGTTAAACAGGTTATTAATAACTGTATTGTCAAAGGTAAGGTTAATGTTGATAAACTACCATTCTTTGACATTGACTTTCTGTTTATCTTTCTTAGGGCCAAATCTATTGGTGAATCCGTAGAGGTAAACCTAACTTGTAATAATGAGGTGGATGGTAAAACTTGTGGTAATGTTTTTCCTGCTATGATGGATATTGCCAAGTGTGAGATTGTTAGACCTGAAAAGATTAGTGAAGATATTAAACTAAATGAAAAACAGGGTGTTAAAATGAAATATCCAAACTATGCTGAAATGAAAAGAGCAGAGTTTAATGAGGATATTGACGAAAAAACAAGTACCATCGTAAATGCTATTGACTACATATATGATGCTAATGGAATGTATTCGCATAAAGATTATTCCAAAGAGGAACTAACCGAGTTTGTGGAAGGACTTACTGAAGCAAACTATAAACAAATGATGGAGTTTATAGATAACTTTCCAACATTTGTAGTTAAAATGGAGGCCACTTGTACCAAATGCGGTTTCCACCATAATGTGAGGTATACAGACTTCTATGATTTTTTTATGTGATGATGGGCCACGATAAACTGGCAAATCATTATAAGACCCAGTTTAGTTTGGTACAACATCATAAGTGGAGTTTGGATACATTAGAACAAATGTTGCCTTGGGAAAGATATATCTATGTTGACCTATTACAAGCCTTCCTCAAAGAAGAGGAACAAAAGGCCAAAGATCGTGAGAATGAACTAAAGAATAAAATAAATCACGCTAATCGGAAAAGAATGTAATGGTTAATAAGGTTAATAAAGACGCCTTCAAAAAACTGAAGAAACTAAAACCTGCCAAAAGAATGGAGATGGCTAGAAGTCCTGTTGGACAATCTATGCTATCTTTGCTCACACCTTCTCAGTTTGCCGATTTATTCCCAAGATACTACGAACAAGGTTTGCCTAATGTTGAGGGTTTTCGTAAGGCCATCTCCAAAAAATCACAAGAAAAGCAACAAGAATATTTTGACAGTCTGGATGAAAAACTAGGCACAACAAGTCCTGGTGCTGCCGAAAGAACTGGTAGACAAGGTGCTACTAGACGAGGCGGAGGTGGTGGAGGAAGTATTACATCATCTGGTAATCTCGCAACAAATCAAAGAGAAGCATATCAGGCAGCATTAGCAGAAGGACTATCACCATCTGCCGCTAAGATTTTGGTTGCTAATATGTCTGGTGAATCCTTGCGTAACCCTGCGGATCACCATTGGGATCGTTCGCATATGTCGCAAGGTATTGTCCAATGGGATCCTCGCCGTGCAGAAATAATCAAAAACCAGTTTGGTGCGTATCCAAAAGATATGTCTGTAGCACAGCAAACTAAAGCTGCTATCTGGGAAATGAAAAAATATTATCCTTCTGCTTGGAACGACCTAACAAATGAGAGTTTGGGTTCCCGTGAAAGAATGTATGGTGTTGTTAGTAAGTATGAAATACCCGCAGATAAGCAAGGTGCCACCGATCTAAGAATGAGGCATCTCTCTGGACTTAATGTAGAAGGTGGTGGTAGAGAAGGTGCTACACCATCTGCCGGTGCAGGTGTTACAACCGACATGGTTGGCAAGGCCTTTCCTAATGCCAAAGGTAATACAGAGTGTGTGGCATATGCTCAACAGGCAGGCGGTGTAGGTCATACAAGCGGATGGTCTCCTGGCGCCCACGCAGGCACAGGTAATCTAAAACCAGGTGCTTGGATTGCCACCTTCCAGGACGGCAAATACACTAATACATACGGACAGTCCCACGTTGCTCGTTTTGAGAGTTACATTTACGATAATAGTGGTAAGATTATTGGTATGAATGTAACACACCAGTATAATAGATCAGGTAAAGTTATTTCTGGCCAGATGATGTTTGGTTCCGGCGGTGAAATGGATGCCAGCAACTATTACCAGATCCATGATAATGGTCGACCAGCATCTATGAAAGTTTCTGATGGTACCGATGTTAAGGTTCAGGAACGTAAGCAATATTTTAAAAATCATCCAGAAGCAGATGATAGCGACCAAGTTAAATCTACAACAAAAGTTCAGACACAACCTGCGGTTGCTGCACCTCCACCTCCTATGCCACATCCTGCGGCATCTTCACCAACAACACCAACGGCGACGGTTAACAAACCAACCTCAGGATCATTTAATGTAAATAAAGATGCCTTTCTTGCTAAGATCAGAGAAATGGAACCACTCGCTAATATGGCAGGTGAGGAACGTATTAGATCGGGATTTAATGACGATCCTAGAGTTAAAAAGGCTGGTGTTCATATTGATGAAAACTGGCAGATGCACGCCAAAGATGTTAATAACTCCGATTTTAAAGAAGCAACAAAAGATTTTGGTGGCGGTATTATCAAGCCATTAGATAAACGATCAGAGGCACCATCCAATAAACAAACTGCTTCATTAGATGCTGACGCACATTTTATGAAAGCGGCATATTCACCAGGTGGTGATAATGTATCAACAACTTCCGTTGGTGCACAAATGCGTGGTAAGATTGAGGAATACTACGGTAAGAAAATGAGTGACCGTGAATATGAAATGCTAATACGTGCTACACATGCCGAGTCCACAGCAAGAGGACATTCACCAGAAGAACATGCTATGATTATGGGTTCTATTCTTAATCGTGCAAAGAAAAAAGGTGGTGTTGATAAGGCACTCATGGCTAGGAGTCAGTTTGAATCCGTTACAGGTAGAGCAGGTAGAGGATTCCATCCTAATGCCGCCTATAAGGCTGGACCTAGTGTTGAGAGAATGGGAGCAATCAACGAAGGTGTAATGAACCACCTTCATAGAGTTCCATCAAATCAAGAATACTTTGCTAGTGCTACAGTTAAAACTAAGTTCCTTAAAAAGAGTATTTTACCTGGTAAGTTTGGTACTCCACAACGTCATGCTGATACTTGGTTTGGTAATACTCTATTACCAGAGACTAAGAATAAGGTTGCGGAAACACCTACAACTGGTGCTATTCCTATGGATTCAACTGTTAATCGTGGTGATAAAACACCTACAACTCCTAAGACAACGGTTGAACCACCAAAACCATCAACAACCGATAGAATAGCAAAAGAAATATTCCAAGGTGGTGGTAAAGGTGCCGAGGCAGCACCTGCAAAACCAACGACAACGACTCCAACTACCACATCAGCAACAACACCGGTAGCACCACCGGCGCCGCCAACTAATGGTAGTATTAGAACAGAACCAGTTCTTAACGTTGATAACCCAGTTAGAGGTGCATCTGATGGTGGTTCATTTGATGCTAATGGCACCGTCTCTATTCGTCCTATGGATAGAAAAGACGATCACGCATTAATCAGCAATAATGGTGGAAGAGACCAAGTTATAGGAACAGTCCAATCTGGTGAAAGAATAGATGTTACACCTCAGCAAAAAGTGAGTGGTAATATGGGACCAACTGATAATGGACTTAGAGGTGAGTTTGAGGCACTCCGACAGGAGATAGGTAATAATCTATCAAATGCAGGTGAACCAGTTAAGCAACAACCAAAAACAATACAACAAAAGCCTGATGCTAATGTGACCAAGTTTAATGCATCACTAAATGAACAAAATAAAAATAAACAATGGCATAATGATGCCTTTGCTAGAGCAATGGCCAGAACCAGATTGCAAGAAACTGGTGATACATTAAACAACCACTTCTCAGGTGGTAATACAAACTACGGATAAAAAAAGGGGCCCGTAGGCCCCTTTCAATAGTTATCTTGTAAAGTCTCAGTCCTCAGCCAACTTGCGAAACATTGCGAGGTCTTCATCCTCTTCATCTTCCACAACTGGTGCCTTAGCAACTGGCTTTGAGTCCTTAAAAGGAACCTCATCATCAACCGAGTATGTTGCTGATACCTTTTGACCGCCAGCAGGAGGATTATAGGTACCACCGCCGTTCTGGGTGTTTACTGAACCTGCATGACCATTCACATCATCAAGGCGGGCCTTGAGTTCAGCATAGGTCTTGAAGTTCTTGCGGTCAACAATCTCCTTGAGAGAATGTTCACGCTTCCAGATTGCTTCCATCTCATCATCGTCCTTTGATAGCGGACCTGGTGCGAGGAACACGGACTCGTCATAGTTAGGGAATGATACGTTACGACCACCCATATTAACATTCTGACGGGTTACCTTCAACTTGAAATGAGCACCTTGCCAAAGATCAAAAGGATTGACCTTACCCTCGGACTCAAGGTCTGGGTTCATCATCTTTGTGATCTTATCAAAGATTTTCTTGCCATACTTGAACAAGAATACCTTACCTTCATTCTCAGGGTTCTTAGGATCACTCACCACATAGATGTTAGAAACGTAGTGAAGACGGCGCTTCTGATCACGGGCTTGCTTCCGCTCAGGAGAGTTATCGTCTTGTGTGGAGTTCCAGAGTGTTGAGTTATACTCTGATACAGGATCCTTCTCATCGAAGGTTGTTAGAGACTTTTCAATATACCACTTTCCAGTAACCTTGTTCTGGAAACCATGATCAAAGTAACGGACCCAAGGAAGGGCGTCGTCACCATCAACTGCCGGACCTGGAAGGAAACGGATAACAGCCAAGGCATTGCCTGTCTTGTCTGGTGTTGGCTTCCAATAGTTGTCGGTATCTTCCTTCTCGAAGTTACCACCACCGCCATTCATCTTTTCAACCTGCTTTAGAAGGCCGTTGAAATCCTTAGATTGCTTTTTTAGATTTGCAAAGTTCATCGTATTCTCCTTGTATAACGTTGTATGTTGTCTTATCCACTTTATCATGATGTAAGAGAGTATGGATTTGCCAAGTCCGTATCCCGAACCGGTTTTATACCATACTCTATTCTTGTATAATAACAGGGGCCGAAGCCCCTGTCAAGTATTATTTTTCACCGAGTTCTTTACCGGTGTCTTTATGAAGGATCTTACCTTTGATAATATGATAATTACCGTGATCCATCCATAAATCCCAAATTAGATTAGAAGCAAGTTCTGGATTATTATCCACGATAAGAATATACATTGCCTTAATCAAGTCTTCTTTAGTCATCTTCTTTATCTCCTTATAAGATGTTGCTAATATCTCACAAGAAAACATAACAATAATGTATCTCTATTTATACAATCAGTAAAAACAACTCTAGGTAAAACTCTACCTCTTCTGTTATTGCCAAAACCTCTGTAGTTTCTTCGTGTATTAATACCAATTTGCCGTGATGGTGTTTGATGTGATACAGGCCCTCGGCAAAGTCTCTTAGGATATCTGATGCGTTACCTTCTAGAAGTCTCATCTATTTTCTCCTTGAGTATGCGTTTGAATTTATTCTTATCGTATTTTACAAAAGGTTTGTATTTACGTAGTTTCAACGCCACCTTGGACCAGATGGGATCATTATTACCCATATATTTATCAAACTTTTCGGTGTATCCTATAAAGTCATTCAGTATGACCATGGACTCAGGAGAAATACTACCCCTAAGATATAGGCAAACAATATAAGGATACTCACCGTCCCTAACATCAAAAGGAAGATCGAGGCCATATTTAAAAACTCGCTCAACGTCATTCTCGAAGTGATATGTGAGTGCCTGTTTTCTTCCTTTGTATTGAATATAGTTTTCTTGTGCTTCGTCTTCCAATAACTCAGTGACATAGTTACGATCCTTCAATCTATTAGCAATAAAAAAATCTCGTAGTTCTCTGTCTTCATACTCTTTGGCAACCTTATCAAAGAACCATTTGTCTGGTCT